CGGCATCTGACGGCTTAAGCCCTATCCGGCTCGATTCAGCAGGCTTTGACATACTGGTCGCCAGACCCGCTAAGCCGCCCCCGATGACGGCAGACTTAGGGTCGTAACCGGCAGTAATCATATTACTGAACTGCTTACCGCCCGCGCCCACAGCGGCGTTACCGGTCAGGTCGCCGAGCTGTTGACCGGCGTAAGCTCCTAACGCGCCTGAAGCTGCGCCTTTCAAGAATCCTTGACCAGTAGCCGCACCCACACCGCCACCTACGAGTGCATTACCGAGCACGTTTTGACCGGCAGCACCTAAATCTAATCCTAAAGCGCTATTAGCAGCGCCACCTACGGCTTCACCTAACCCACCCCCTAAGCCGCCTAGAATAGCGCCTTTGAGCGGATCACCGCCGGTCAGAGCAGCCGTGCCGCCGCCGATAATCGCACTGCCCGCCATAGCCGCCGCTGTACCCGTCAAACCCAATGATGCACCGATTGCAGCACCAGCTCCAGGGACGATAAAATTCAGGGCGATTGGCAGCGCAGCACGCAAAAATTTCTTTAGCGAAAAGTACTCAGGGTATCCGGTGCGCGGATTAATTGTTCCCGAACCGCCCATGCGCTTGAGCATCTCAGCTTCACGCGGATTGATATGCGCCAGCATCGTGTCGCCGTGACGACCCAACGAAGCCAGACCACCTTTAGCGAACCCTTTTTGCTTGGTGCGCTCTTGCATACCGTACAAAAGTACGAGCAGGGAGATGATTGCCACGGGGTCAAACTGCGCGGGCAGGTCACCCTCTTCAACCATGTCGTCTTTAACAGCAGAAGCAACAATCTCTGCGTAACTTTCAGGATTATTGAGTGCAAACTCAAGCATTTGAACTAATTCGTTCAAGCCCTCGCTTGTGATCGGCATGTCGCCGATTTCGTTCTCAAGCGTTAAAACCGCTCTTGAGAACCGAGGGTCGTTCTTTGCTATTTCAAGAATCTGTTGCTTATCCATTTGTCACTCCAATTAAGACAGTGTCTGCGCAAATCGCTCAGCCCAGTCACGCCAATCATCAAAATCGTAAGGTAGAGGAAAATTTCTACCTAGCGAAGTATTGTTTAAAAACTGCATAGCCCAGTTCTGCCAGTCATCGCCGTCCAAGCGACTGAGCGCCCCGTAGCTGTCCAGATCGAGCGCGATCTGATCAGCCCAGTCGTGTAGCGACATGTAGGAGGGGCGCGTGATCGTGGTCATCCGAGCACCGTCCTGTCGCCCGTGTCGACGTGCGCAATGATCTGACCCATCTGGTAATCGCCGCCGATCGTGTTTGACTCAAAGCGTGCGCGCAACTCGCGGCGCTGTTCTTTGAGCATGACGATCTGCTGATAAGGCTCTGTCGCAGACTCAGGGAATGTGAATTGGCTGCTGTAAACTTCAGGCGCTCTAGCGTTAGCACGACCTGTGATTTGCACAGACATAGAACCGCTTTGAATAAAGTCAGGTTCAATCTCTGTGATCCGCAAATACTCATTTTTACCCTGCGGTAATGATGACAAGTCGGCGGTTTCAAAGTAAGATTGAATCGGCAGGATTGATTGACCGTCAATATTGTCAACACCTTGCTCATGAATCCAAACGCGATATCCGCTCGCCGTAGGGATGCAATCTGTCAGCAGGGGTGCTGCAAAGCCGTTGTTGTACCCGCCAGAGGCGCGTCCTGAATCGGGCAGCGCTGTATCATACCAAGAGTTCTCACGCACATTGTAAATGATCGCGTGTGTACACTCGGTAGCGTCACCTTTCGGGTAGCACCACCAGATCTCTCCAAAGTGCGGCACTTTGAATGCGAACACTTTAGAGCGGTGGTTCGGATTGACATTGTCAAAGAAATAATTCAAATTCAGCTGATTAGGCACTTCGCGCACCACGCCGTTGAACATCAAGAAGCGATCAACTCCGCACCAGAAAAACACACCGTCATAATCAACCACGCAGTCGGGCGACATGATTGAGGTGTCGGTGGCGATAGTGTCAAACTGAAACACAGTCGCGCCGCCGGTGAAAGTCGCACGAATAACGGCGTCGTAAGCCCAGAACAGCCCCGCTGGCGCTGAGCCTGAACCGGCACGCAGAGGCATACCTTTGATGATCTTTTGACCCCAAACACGAGCTATCCCTGAACCCATACCGCTCAGATCAGTGAAGTCACCAGGAACAGACCAGCCTACGATACCGGCAGTGCCGTAGTAAAACAGGTAAGGGAACAACATCACGATACCACCCGTGGCGTTAGCGCCTGCGGGCAGGGGGATGTCTACCAGTGGCGCAGTCCCTAAGACGTCGCCGTAGAAAATCTGACCACCGGTGTCATTACAGACACATTGCAAATTAGGAGCTACGTGCGCGATGATCGAGTTGTACGTTGTAGAAGCATCATACGCAGTTTGAAACATCCACTGGTTATAAGCGCTAGCAGTAATTGCGTTCAAGCCGCCGCTCATATTGGTTGTCGTAGCCGTGATGGTTGTTGTGTTAGTAGCAACGACGAACCCGTTAGGGCTTTGACCAGCATTAGAAGCCGTGATCGTGATTACCGGACCCACGGCGGTTGCGGTGTAGTTTGGCGTAGAGACGTAAGCCGTGATGTTCGCCGCGACAGCGGTCGCAGTCGTTGCTAAGTCTGTCGTGAAGAGGACACCGCCCGATGTAATCGTAACACCATTGACCGTGACACTGTTAACTGAACCGGCAGCGCCGCCGGTCAAAGTAACCGTCCCAGTCGCGGCAACTGCCACCGGATTCCGGTTGGTGACGATTGAGCTGTTTTTAGTCGCGTCAATAGTGAAACGCTCAATCGATGACGCACCCGCTGAGTGGCAGTACTGCAGGCTCTGCTGCGTGAAGCTGTTAAAGCCCCTAGAAATCTCAGTCAAGTATTTGCTGATTGAGCGATACCCGCCGATCTTCCTCGGTAGCCCGCGCTGAAACCTGACCCATTGCCCGTCAATATAATAGTCACCATCGTACCTAGTACCGTCTCGCTTAATACCGGCGAGAGATTTCAGGACTATTGTGGATACAGGCATCAGAATGTCCCACCTACAACGACGCCCGCAGGTGCGATACCCAGAGCAGTCCATGCGGCTTGTTGATTAGCCGCCGTGAAAATTGAAATACCGGTTGAAGTACCGCCGAGGTTGATCAACGCGCCACCGGCGGTTGTAGCCCCCGTACCACCTTGCAAGATTGAAATCGGGAAGCTGACAGTGGAAGTGTCTGCGTCCACCACGTCAGTACCGTCACAGTAGTAAATACCCCTAGCGCCTTGGTTGATTACGACACCCGTTCCGGCAGAGGTTTTGACAGTCAGCGTGTACGCGCCGGTCGTGGCGTTGTCAATCCAATATTGCTGGACGGTCGCAGGGACAACCACAGTGCGGTTTCCGGTCAGAGCGCCCGTAAATTTATAAACGATACGGTTCAGCTCTGATCCTGTCAGCGTGAAGGTTCCAGTACCAGCAATGCTAATAACTGTGTAATCAAAGACAAAAACAGAAGATTGACCGAACCCGAGCGTGTAGTAATCCGTCCCGTCGCTGATGATTACTGACGCATCACTGGGCTGGTAGTTTTTGCTCGCCAACCCGTCAATCGTAGCGAGACCGGAGGCTGCGACCGTAACCTGTCCACCACCCGCGTTACGCAAGTACATGAACCAGTTGTTACCTACTGTGGGGGCGCTAGGCAGGGTCAAAGTACCTGAGCCTGCGCCGTTCCACACATACATCTTTGCGCGGTCTGTGTCGCCTGCTGAGTAGTTTGAGTTGAACAGCGTGATCGGTACAGACTGAGACAACAAGGTTCCGACCGCCACAATACCCGTGCCGGCAAGGGCAGAAGCGTTAGCGACTGAAACTGTAGCGCCGAACTGGAGCGTTTCCCACACACCATTCGTGGTGGTGTTGCTCGTCAGGTAGACCTGCCAAACTGTGCCCGCAGCAATAGAAACAACTTGAGTGCCGCCCGCGTTTTTAACTATGAAAGTTTCTGCGCCTTGATTGTTAAACAGGATCGTGTTACCCGTGCCGCTCTTCTGCGCATCGGGCAGGAAGATTGAACGACCTGCGGTAGTAGCCGTTACATCAATAATACGGGTTGCTAGGTTGGTGTTAGTAGAGGTTTCCTCTGGCCAACTCAGCGTGACGTCGGTAGCACTGAGCGTGATGGCGCTGAAGCTGATTTCGCTCGGGTAGATGTTCGCTCCACCGAAGACATCGTTATAGATAGGCATTACGCTTCACTCCTTGTTGCTGTGCGATCCATGATACGCTTCAGGTCTTCGCCATTCAGCGCCTGCGCCGCACGGTCATACATGGCTTGCCAAGTCTGAATACGCTCGTCTTTTTTCAGGAACGGGGTGGCTTCGAGCAGGGTTGCGTAAAGCAGTACGTCCGGCGCGTATTCAGTAAGCCAGTTAGTTTGTAGGTCGTCACCCAACAACGCGGGTTGCTCGTAGTACAGAATTTCAAGGGTCTGTGCTGCGGCGGGTGAGGGGGTAATCAGCCAGTGCTGATAGTCATAATCTGCGTAAAACTGAGGCGCTGCGGTCTGAGCTTCGTTAGGCCAGAAGTTACGGCAGTACTCATAAGAACGAGCAAAAATAGGCGTGCCGTTTACGGTCATGCTAATCGTGTCGCGCCAGCGGTCAGGCTTGAGATAAACGGCTACGCCGACAGACAGAGGGGTGGTCACCGCTCGGATGAAACCCTGAATCTTCAGTTCGCGGGCGATACGGCGCTCACCTAATGTGATTAGGCGAGGTAGCTGGTCGTAAACGATTTGGTCGCTCTCTTGCGTGAAACCACGTTCAAGGTAGCGACGCACGTCCACCAGCAAACTGTCGTACGTCATGCTATAGCTCATAAATACTCCATGGGTATTAGCAGCTGATTCAGCATGCGCCGTTTTGATGAATTATAACCTTGAAACAACTTTCAAGGCAAACTAAATGTCTCACTTACTCGCGACGCCTTTGGTCTTCTCAAAAGAGCGCATACCCGCGATACCTAAAATACCTGACAATATCACCCAAAGTTGGTCTGCTTCAAGCACCGGCGGGGGATCCATACCGACTGGAACCCAGCCCATAGCCTGCAAGTATTTCCAAGCCCACTGAAACAGCGGGTACAGCAGGAACTGATACGCCATCGCTGCTACGCCGATCCAGCCGATAGCGGGTCGCCAGCCGGAAACAAACACGCTAGAGGACGCTGCCTCAATCTTGTTGACCTCAATTTGGGCTAAGTCGGTAGCTTGATCGATGCGTTTTTCTTCAAGATCTAGCTTACGCTGCTCGATCTCCATCTCCATTTTTTCTTTGTCAGTCGTGATCAGATCGCCTGCGACCTTACCCACGGCTTCAATGATTGACCCAACAGCTAGCAAGCTCATGCTAAACCTTTCAATGTTCGGTTGATCCAACCCTTGAGGAATTTAACCTGCACGGGGTTTTTGTTGCATATCTCAACATAACGGGCGATCTTCGCTAATGCATACGATTCTTTGAACCGCTGCCCGTCTGTGATTTGATTGAGCTTCTCAATGGTCTTAGCCCCGATACCGCCATCAGGAGTAGCGCCCACGACCAGCTGAGCTAACTTGACCGCCATACCCATTCCGGCATTTACCCCGAAATTGAAGATAGAATTGGCTACGTCTTGATTGGCAATCTCGTTGCCACGCATCTTGTCCCAAAACTCAACTCGGTAAAACTCACGCACCATAGGTGTCAAAGAGCCGCCGAACTCTTTCTTGTCTACCAGCGCCCAGCCGTTCCATTGGGGGTTTTTGTTACGGGCAATACCGGCATAGGTCATACCGCCCGTATCACCAGGAATTTCGTGCAGGACGTAACCGCCCTCATCTTTAATCATTAGCTCAAAAGCTGGTTCAAACTGAGCCATTATTGTTTGCTCCTTGAAAGCATGGTTGCTGCAATTTCCATCATGGTTCTCGCCACTTGAATGTCGGTAGGTTCATTATCCCAACCTACAGTAATTTGGCCAACAAAGCGGCTTGGGTCCGGCGGGATGCTGATTCGACACGTGTAGGTAACACCTTTTGCGATGTACCACAAGCCCATCTCGGATTGCGCTGCGCGATATTCACCGCAGGGGATCTCGCTAGCCATCAGTTTTACTACATCAGCGTTGTTGGCTGCGTTCTGGGTAAACAGACCTACGTCAAGCCCATCATTAGATTTGTCCCGACCCTCTTTAGTGTAAGCGCGGTGCAACACTCTGGTCCCGAACATTGAAAGGTTTAGCATGAGCTTGCTAGCTGTTGGGTCAATCATTGAAGCAGTGGGTAAGGTCGCAGGC